ATAAAAGTTAAAATGCCGTATTTATGCGGCTTGTGGCGTTTCGCAAACGCCTAAAAATAACCTAATACGAAAGGAGAGCAGGAACATGAAAACAGATTTTTTAAAAGGACTTGGACTGGAACAGGAAGTTATTGATAAGATTATGGCTGAAAACGGAAAGGATATTGCTGCAGAGAAGGCAAAGACCGCAAAAATCGAGGGAGAACGTGACAACTACAAAGATCAGCTTGCGACTGCAACGGAATCTTTGAAAAAGTTTAAGGATGTAGATCCAACAGCCATGCAGAGCGAGATTGATAAGCTCAATCAACAGTTAAAGGATAAGGATGCGGAATACGCTGCTAAAGAGGCAGATCGTATCTTTTCTGATACCATCAAAGAAGCCATTAAAACGGCCGGAGGACGTAACGAAAAAGCTGTCATGGCCATGCTTGATATGGACACATTGAAAGCATCGAAAAACCAGTCTGAGGACATTAAGAAAGCATTGGAAACCGTAAAGGAGTCTGATGCTTATTTATTTGGTTCTGACGAACCATTTAAGAACGCAGTGGGAGCAACAGGAGGAAGTGTTGATATTGGCGGAGATAATCTTTCAGCCATCAGAGCAGCTATGGGGCTTCCGGCAGAAAAGAAATAATTTTTAGAAAGAAAGAGGTAAAAAGATATGGCAAATACAATTGCATTAAGAAAAGCATATTCTACTATGCTCGATGAAGTATACAAACTGGCGTCTCTTACGGCGGTTTTGGACGGACCGAATGAGCTAGTGAAAGAGGGCGCTAACGCAAATGAGATTTTAATTCCAAAGATGTCCATGCAGGGGCTTGCAAACTACAACAAGCAGACAGGCTACGTTGCAGGTGACGTAACGCTGGAATATGAAACAAAGAAGTGCAGCTATGATCGTGGCCGTATGTTTACGATCGACGCTGTAGATAACATTGAGACTGCAGGTGTAGCATTTGGAAGATTGTCCGGCGAGTTCCTTCGTACAAAGGTAGTTCCAGAATTGGATGCTTATCGTCTTGCGGGGTATGCGTCTATTACTGGAGTGACAACAGTGGCAGCAGCTCTCGGAGATGGCAAAGCGGCTCTTGCGGCGCTTAGAGCTGCACGCGGAAAAATCGAGAATGCAGAAGCAAATCTTGCCACTTGCTATCTGTTTATTAATCCTACGATTTATGGAATGATTGAAGATTTGGATACCACAGCTTCTAAAAAGGCCATTGAAGGGTTCGCTGGAATTGTAAAGGTGCCAGAAGGCAGATTTTATTCTAAGATTGATCTTAATGCGAACGGAGAAGGCGGCTTTAAGAAAAATACAGCCGGGAAAGCAATTAATTTCCTGATCGTGGACAAGCAAACAGCTATCCAGTACCAGAAACACACGGTATCTAAAATCATTACTCCTGACCAGAACCAGGATGCGGACGCTTGGAAATTCGGGTACAGAACGGTTGGTATCGTGGAAGCTTACGATAACAAAAAAGATGGTATTTATGTGCACACAGTAGCGGAGTAGGAGTTGATTTGAATGAATCTGTATGCGGATTATAACTTCTATGTATCAGAATACAAAGGACAAGCCACAGAAGAAGAATTTCAAAGGCAGATTGTGAAAGCCAGTGCCCACGTTCGGAGGATAACCTTCGGGCGTGCGGATAACTGTATGGAAATGGAGGAAGTAAAACTTGCAGCATGCGCAGTTTGTGACATGTTAAATTCCGAATACAGTAATCAAAAAGAGTATAACGGCAGGCAGATCATATCAGAGAATACAGACGGATATTCTGTAAGTTATATGCAGGAGAGCGTATCTGGTGAGACGTTAGAAGAATTGGTTAACAGGAAAGTCTATGAGACAGCAAAGTTATATCTTGAACCAACGGGGCTCCTGTCCTGGGAGGTGTACGGATGATTACAAATGCTGCCATTACAATCTTTAATCAATTTCCGGATATGGAAACTAAAAAAATGGTATATATCCCACATTATATTGAGGCTGTCTGGCTTCATACGGACCAGGAAACAGCCATTGTTGATGGCGGTCTGGTAAGTGCGGATAAATACCGGATAAGAATACCCTATGAATATTGCAAGGCGTGGCTTCCTCCGTCTGACTTTATGGATCTGGCGGAGCCGGGAGAAAAGTGGACTGTACAAAACGATGATTTTTTCACTGTAGGGAAATGGTCTGGTGCGGAGAAAGTAAGGGGGATAACGGAAATAAAGAAAGGTTTTTCCGGTGAAGTTGGGAAGGTGTTGAGCCATTCTGAAAACTTTTTCGGGACATCCAAACACATCCGGATAGGAGGCGGTACCTGATGGGGACAAAAATAAGGCTGGATATAGATCCAGCGGATAAGATTCTGCTGAAAAGAAGCCTGAATAAGAATGGGAACGGACAGCGGTTTTTTACCCATGAAGTGCGTAGATTGTCTGATCCGTATGTGCCGTTTTTAACAGGCGTGCTAAAAAATACAGCCAGGGAAGAAATAAGCCGTATCGTCTATAACACTCCGTATGCCCGCAGACAGTATTACGAAAACAAAGGAAACGGACTGCGGGGAGCACACTGGACAGAGCGCATGTGGGCAGACCGGGGAAAAGAGATCATAAAAGCAACAGCGGCGTATTGCGGAGGTAAGGCAAAATGAGCGTAGCAAGTAAAGTAAAAGAGTTTATAGAAACCTGCCCGTTTCTGGAAGAATTTGGACAGGTTACATATCCGGTAGTGAACCTTAATGTGTTAGAGGAAGACCCGACTATGTACAGCATTGAGGAGACGCCGGCGGAACCGGTCATAAAGCGGTTTGCGAACGGGGATACGGTAAGGCAGTATGTATTCTCTTTGTGTTCCAGGGAACTGTACGGACCGGCGGAAAATGAAAAAACAGCAGAGTTTTATGAGAAGTTTTCTGACTGGCTGGAGGATTGCACGAGAGAAGGAATTCTTCCGGCATTATCCGGCCAGCTGCAGAGCAAATCGGTCAGAGCGACTACGAATGGATATCTGTATGATAACCAGGGAACCAGTTGCCAATATAGGATACAATGTAAATTTATTTATTATAAACGGAGGTAGTAAGAGTATGAAAATGGATATTCAATTTTTTGCAGAAGAAACAAGTACAGGAGTGGAACAGAGATTTCAGCAGCCGGATTATCTGGATGTGTCTGGGGGAAGCAATTCCCCGCAATTTGAGTTGTTAGGTTTTGGTGTGACGCAATTAGATAACTCTCCATCCGCACAGACTACATCGAAACGGTATGTGAATCAGAAGTCCGCAACACAGCGGATCGGTTCCTATGAGTGGTCTGCGCCATTAGAATTTGACCTGATCCGTTCAGAAAAAGCGCTTGCATTTATTACGGACATCGGAGAGAACGAAAAAACAGGGGCGGATGCAGAGACGCTATATGTAAAGGTGTATCTGAATAAGCCGGTACCGGAACAGACTACACAATTTGAAGCAAAGCAGAGAAGAGTGGCTGTAGAATTAGCTGATTTTTCGGACAATGATGGTGAGATCCAGGGCAGTGGCAATCTGATCGCAGTTTCTGACTGGGTGAACGGAACATTTGATACGTCTACGAAAAAATTTACACCGGCGGGGGAATAATAGCCCCCGCAAATAATGCCTTGGTTGGCGAGGGCGTAGCAAATGAGGCAGAAAAAATGACAGAAGTTGATGCGATGGGAAAGGAGTAGAGGCATGGAGATACATGGCGTTACATTAGATTTTTCGCTGTATAACGAAGATAAAAAAGAGGTAAAAGAAAAGTATTACGAAGAGTTACTTAAGATGTCTACTGTAAGCAAAAACCTCCCAGAGGGTACAGAGCAAGAGAGGAGTAAATATCTGTGCGATTCTATTAAAAGTATGTTTGACAATATATTTGGCGAGGGGACAGGCGTTAAGGTATGTGGAGAAGATAACGACCTTCTGCGGCACTTGGACGCATATGATCAGCTGGTGAGTGAGCAAATGCGGCAGCAGAATAAGTATGCCGGGATTATGAAACGTATAAGGAACATGAAGGTGAAAAAATGAGTGTCTTAACTTCTCCTTTTCCAATATCTCTGATGATAGACGGTGTGGAGTGTCCGATCAACTCGGACTTCCGCACTGTTTTGCGTTGTTATGAAATACAGGGGGATAAAGAAGAGCTGTCCAAAGAGGAATTGCTAAAGATCCTGCTATTGTTTTATAAAAAGCAGAAGATGTTTACGGAGGAACATGTAAATAAGATGTACTGGTTCTTTTCCTGCGGCAGAGAGAAGGGAAAGAAGCGGTTTCCACGGAAAATTGCAGGGATAAATGATAAACAGCCGTTTGACTTTGAAAAGGACGCTGATCTGATTTATGCTGGCTTTATGCAGCAATACGGCATAGATTTGCAGACAGAAGATATGCACTGGTGGAAGTTTATGATCCTGTTGGAGAATCTGGGAAGTGGCACCCGGCTGAATAAGGTAATGGAATACCGGACGATCGACACGAATAATAAGAACCTGTCAAAAAGGGAAAGGGAGTTTTACAAGGCTATGCAGAGATACTATGGCATTGACGTAAAAGTCCCGGAAATGAGCGAACGGGTGAAGCAGATAGAGGAAGCCCTGCTAAAGGGCGAGGATGTGAGCCAGTTACTGAAAGATTCATCGTAAATTTATCTAAAATATGGTATAATTTCCCTATCTATACAAAAGGAGGGAAGCGCTATGAAGAAGATAATAAGTATGTTGCTTGTGGTGAGTCTGTGTTGCGGTATGATTGTGGGGTGTGGTGGAAAGCCATCTGACGTAAGCCAAGAAGTATATGATTTGGGGGTAAGAACATGTAATGAATTGGAAGACTATGTATCAGGCACGATGAGTCAGGAAACCTGTTATTATAGGCTTGTTACACCGGCAGAAGAGGCAGAAGAAATAAATAGGAAAAACGAAGAGGAATTAGGAGATAAATATTCATGGGAAGAACGTCAGGAAGATAAAGATATTTTGGAAAATATTATAGATGCCTGCGATGCAGTTAAATCTGCAAATGAAGGAGAAACCTACGAGGCAGAAGATATACTTAATGAGCTAAAAGAACAATTGAATCTTGAATAGCAATATGCCACCTGCTCCGGTAGGTGGTATTTTAATGCAAAGAAAACCACCGATTACTCGGTGGCAGAATGTGGCAGTGAATTACGTTTAAATTTAATAAATTCAATATACTGTTTTATATCATTTAATTCATCTTGAGAGAAATCAGACGGATTAAAAGAATTATAAAACTCATGGTTTATATTTTTTTTGATAGCCATTACGTCATCTTCTAAAAGAGCGTCAACAATAGAATCCCGGAGTTCCAATGGTAGTGTAGAAAATCGTAAGAGTTCATCAATAGTGACACCTAAATTATCACAAATTTTTTGAAGAACGTCTAGGTTTGGCTCACGGTTATTGTTTTCGTAATTAGAATATGTCGAATATGGAACATGAATTTTTTTCGCAAATTCTTTGGCTGTATATCCTTTTGATAGACGTAATTCTTTAATAAATGAACCGACTTTGATGTATTCGTTTATACCCATATAACCACTCCTTTTATATAGAATAGCATGAAATATTCAAAAATGCAAATTATATATTGACATATTCGAATAGGAATGATATTATAAATGTATTCGTAAACGAATATTGAAGGGAGGTGTAGAAATGGTGTCTGTACATATTAATGTGCAAAAGATGTTAATTGCAATGGCAAAAAAGCAGTATAATTGTGCAGTACTAGCAAAAAAAGCAGGAGTTTCCAGACCGACTATTTCGTATATAAGGAATGGAAAATCCTGTAAGCCGGATATTGCAGGAAAACTTGCGATAGCGTTGGATTTATCAGTAGAAGAACTGATAGAAACAAAAAAAGAACAAACACACTAGCTTTGGACGGCATGTGTTTGTTCAACTTAGAAACCCGTCAATCAACAGGAATTCTATATTCATTATATAGAGTTCCGACCTAAAAATCAAGTGAGGAATTAAAAAATGAAACAGATTGAGCAGACAATTAGCAGTATCGAAGTAGCGGAGATGATTGGAAAGAGACATACTGACCTAATGAGGGATGTACGTAGGTATCTCGAACAATTTAACGAGAGCAATCTTGCGTCGGTTGAATTTTTCCACGAAAGTACCTATAAAGACGGGAAAGGAGAAAAGCGTCCTTGCTACAACGTCACAAAGAAAGGCTGTGAGTTTATCGCTCACAAGCTGACCGGAGTTAAAGGCACAGAGTTCACAGCAAGATACATTGAGCGTTTTCACGATATGGAAAATACAATTCGGCAAGGAATACCTGAAAAGAAATCTTCCAACGACCGTTTCCGTATCATGGAGATGAACGCCCGTTCCAGAATGGCGCAGACGTACATGAAGCTGGCGCAGGTGGACACGCTTTCCAGTACATACAAAAACGTGCTTGTGTCAAAGGCAAGCGAGGTATTGGCAGGGGAACAGATTATCCCGTTGCCAGCGATTCCACAGAGGAAAGCATATTCAGCGAAGGAAATAGGAGAGATGTTCAATATTTCGTCGAATAAAGTCGGCAGGATTGCGAATAAGCATAATCTGAAGCAAGAAAAATATGGCGAATATCGTAGAGGAAAAAGCGAGCACTCCGTAAAGGAAGTGGATACATGGGTATATTTCGATACGGTGATTCCGGTGTTTGAAAGTATTCTGGGAATCGAGGTGGCGTAAAATGCGTGAGGAAATAATACAAAAGATGTATGAGCACCATGTGAATGAATATGGCTTGTCGGAAGAAATCAGCGGTATATTTGACAGTATCACAGAAAAGGTTGAGGAATTAAGCAACGTGGATGAAGCTGAACTTATAGGAAATAAATTAGTCTTTTTGGAACATGCAGTTTTTGTTTTGGCTGTAAATACGGTATTAGATTTTATTTCCGGTAGGGAGGTGGCGTGAGATGAAAATAGACACAGAGATATTATTAAGAAGTCAAGAAAATATTCCCAGTAATGATATACGTGAGTTGTCGGAAGTAATAAAAAGATATTATCATTTTTCGGCTCCAGAGTTTTGGATGTGGAAAATGTTTCAGTTTGGTTTTGTATACGGCAAACGCGCAGAACGCGCCAGAAGAAAGAAAACAGCATAGAGGTAACGGTAATTAGAACACCTGTCTTTGGATGGGTGTTCTTTTTATACAAATTTTTAGGCGAAGGTAGGTGAAGTAAATTGGCAGATGGGAAAGTCGTAATTGAGACTGATCTAGACTCTTCCGGGATAGAAAAAGGATTATCTAGATTGGGAAGTATAACTGCAAAAGGTCTGAAAGTGGCAACAGCCACGATTGCCGGGACAAGTACTGCGTTGGCAGGAATGGCTACGGCGGCAATCAAAGTTGGTTCTGATTTTGAAGCGGGCATGTCACGTGTGAAGGCAATATCCGGAGCGACAGGGGATGAATTTGAACAACTCCGGGAGCAGGCGATCCAACTTGGAGCGGACACAGCATTTTCGTCCAGTGAAGCTGCGCAGGGTATGGAGAATCTTGCGGCGGCAGGTTTTGAAACGAAGGAGATCATGGACGCTATGCCGGGGCTTCTGGATCTGGCTGCGGCGTCTGGGGAAGACCTAGCAAGCAGTTCTGATATTGCAGCAGCAACACTTAGGGGCTTTGGGCTTGCCGCTTCTGAGGCGGGGCATGTGGCGGATGTCTTGGCAGAAAATGCAAACCGGACGAATTCTTCCGTAGCGGAAACCGGAGAGGCGATGAAGTATATCGCACCGCTGGCGAGGGCAGCCGGAATCAGGATGGAGGAAACAGCAGCGGCGATCGGCATAATGGCAAACGCCGGGATCCAGGGATCGCAGGCTGGTACGACACTGCGGGGCGCATTATCCAGGCTGTCCAAACCGACAGATGATATGCAGCAGGCAATGGATGAACTGGGCGTATCGTTCTATGATTCTGAAGGAAAAATGCTGTCTCTGGCTGACCAGGTGGGTATGTTGCAATCCGCAATGGAAGGCATGACCGACGAGCAGAAGAATAATTATCTGGTTACACTGTACGGGCAAGAGGCCCTATCTGGTATGTTGGCGTTGATAAATGAGGGGCCGGAAAGTCTGTCTGATTTGACGGCGGCATACGAGGCATGTGACGGTTCGGCAAAGACAGCGGCAGAAACCATGCAGGATAACCTTAAAGGGGCTGTGGAGCAATTAAGTGGTTCAGCGGAGTCGCTGGGAATCGTATTTTATGACAGCGTAGCAGATAGCATGAAAAATGCCGCTATTGCAGCGACTGACAGTGTGAACAATATCACAGACGCATTTAACAATGGCGGCCTGGATACTGCGATTGAGGCGGCGGGAAATGAGTTTGCGAATCTGGCAACGAAAGCAGCAGAACATGCGCCGGATATGGTGGACGCTGCCGTTAGCTTTATACAATCCTTTGCAGAGGGAGTTATAAACAATCGTGGGCAGATCATAAGTGCCGCTGGGGAAGTGGCACAGTCGTTCGCAGGGGGACTGGCAGAGCTGCTTCCATCCGAAATACAGGAACCGGTTGAAGAAGCGATAAGCGCTATATCAGAATCGCTATCCTCTGGGGGCTTGGCAAGCGCAGGAAAAACGGCAGTAAATACCCTAGACAATGTAATTAAGGTTGTTGGAAAACTGGCAGACGTGGCACTTCCCCCATTGACAAAAGCATTAGATTTTGCAGGGGAGAACCTAGAATTGGTTGCCTCTTCTGCGGCTGCTGCATTTGCGGCATTTAAGGGATATAAGGCGGTTACAAATACAACTTCTGCGCTAAGCGAAGGCATAAAAGCCTGGAAAAAAGCAGAGGCTGCCGTAGATGCTTATAATGTTATACAGATTGCGTGTACAGCAAAAGGTGTAGTATCTAATGCCACGCTTACAGTGGGGCAAGCAGTAGTAGGGTTATTTACAGGAAAAGTCACCCTTGCCACTGCCGCACAGACTGCGTGGAATGCAGTTATGTCTGCAAACCCGATCGGATTATTGCTGACGGCTGTAGGTGCTGTCACGGCGGGAATTGCGGCGTATGTTCTGACGACGGATGATGCGGCTAAGTCTACGGGAACATTAACAGATAAGCAAAAAGAGAATATTGAAGCGTCTAAACAAGCTATACAAAATATTGAAGACGAGGAAGCCGCACGCAGAAGAAACATCGTAACGTCTATGGCAGAAGTGGATAGTGCTGCGCTGCTATGGGGAGAACTGCAAAAGTGTGTTGACGCAAATGGACAAGTAAAGGCGGGATATGAAGATAGAGCGAGTTATATCACAGGTGAGCTGACAAGCGCCCTGGGGATAGAAATTGAACTGATAGATGGACAGATCACGAACTACCAGGAACTGAATACGTCCATATATGATGTTATAGCAGCAAAACAGGCGGAAGTCGCATTGAATGCTATGGAATCCGATTGGAGTACCGCTAAAGATCAAGAATTGCAACTGACGGAAGATTTAGCTACAGCATACGACAATCTTAAAACAGCAAAAACGAATGTGAAAGACCTGACTACCCAGCTTGCAGAAGAGGAAGGAAAGGCGACCGAGGTAACAGATCAGACAGGGAACACAGTAAAAATACAGACGGATAAGTATTATGACCTGCAAAAGCAATTGGAGGAAGCGAATGGAGAACTGCAGGTACAGCAAACTGCATTTGATAAGGCATCTGATGCGGTAGATGCGAATGAGAAAAAGATTACAGACTACGAAAAAGTATTGGCGGCATCTATGGATAACGATACCCAGGCTATTAATGACGCCTTAGCAGAGATCCGTAGTGGGGTGGATACAACTCTTGAGGCTGGATCAGAAGCAGCTCTTTCGCAAGCACAGAATACCGGAAACACTCTGCTCTCTATTCTTGAAGCACAAGAAACTGGAATGAGCAATTTACAGCAATCTACCATCGACAATACCACAGAAAGCATGGGGCTTGCAATTAACACAATAAGCACATCTTCCGAACAAATGAAGTCTCTTCTCGAAAGTGTTGGAACGGATGGCGCTGTAAAAATGCTGATGGGTTTTCAGAACGCAGATCTTGCTGGAAATTTAAGTACAGAAGCACAAAGTGGTATGCAGGCATTGATTTCAGCGATGGCAGGCATGGAAGGGGAATTAAGCCAAGAATCTAAAGATGCCTTAAATAGTTTTATTTCTGGTTTTGATGGACTGAGTGAAGAAGCGCAAGCAGTCTGGTCGCAGGCCTGGTATGGTGCGCTAAAAGGTCTGGAAGGTTTTGAAGATTTAGCAGATCCAGCCGTGGAAGGTGCAGACGCATTTCTGGAAAGCCTACAAGAGGCGTTGAAAGTACAGAGCCCGTCGAAAGCGGTTAAAGAGATATTTTCCTATGTCTGGCCGGGGGCTGTAGAAGGGCTGTCTGAAGGGCAGGAAGAGTTAAATACAACAGGCGGCAATGTCATACAGCAGTTTCTAAGTTCTCTGACAAATGGTGGACTGTTAGACGGGGCGAAACAGATCGGCTCAAATCTGATGTCATTTTTCGGCGTAGGCGTTGGTTCCCAGACGGCAAACTCGCAAGCGCAAGGAAAGGCGAATGTAGAGGCGGCCAATAAGGGGGCGGGGTCGCTTAATCCGACTTCTACGGGCTCCAGGTTTTCCAGTCTTCTTGGCAAAGGAATCGGCAGCTTGGTCGGTTTTTTGTTTGGACAAGGAAAGGGATTAACGGACAGCGCAAATAGCGGCGCCGGAACTACGAACCCAACACCTACAGGAAGCACATTCGGAAGTAAATTAGGACAGGGGATCGGCAGTATGCTTTCCTTTGTTATCGAAAAAGCGAAAGAGCTGGCAGGAGGCGCAGAATCAGGTGCAAATACGGCAGACGGAGAAGGGATAGGTTCTAACTTTGGATCCGGTTTCGTAAATGGAATCGGTTCGTGGATCAGCAGCGCTGCGTCAAAAGCGGCAGAACTGGCGTCGAGTGCATATAATGCGGCGAAAAGCTGGTTGGATGAACATTCTCCTTCCAGAAAAACCAGAGAGATTGGTAAGTATTTTAGCCAGGGACTTGCTCTTGGAATTGAAGATGAGGAAAAAGCCGTTAAGAAGTCCTCCCAAAGCCTTGCAAAATCAGCTCTTGATTCCTTGGATATGACGGCTATATCGAATCGTATGCGAGAAACGATGGCGATAAATACCGGCAGGATCGCAAAGTCATTCGCTATGGAAACAAGCGCAACAGTTATGAATAATGCCGAGACAAATACAGTGTTCCATTTGGCAGATGAGGATATAGAGCGACTGGCGAAAAAGTTTGGCGCTACAGCGGCGGATATGCTGGCAGAGAATGTAGACGGCATGACAATGGAAGTATATGGCAGGGAATTTGCCCGTGTCGTAAAGGAGGCAGAAAAGAAATGATGGACATATACTACGTGAACAGCAAGGGGGTAAGGCTTGATCTGTTAAAGCCTCCTTACTGCTTACAGACCGGCGATATATTTGATTATGAATGGGGATATGAGAGTGTAGATACATCTGCGCTTGCCGGGAGAATAACAGATTTTACAAAAGGAATCGCAAAGAAGTCCTTGACGTTGAGTATCCTGAACTATTCGAAGGAAGCATATTATAACGCAATCGACAAGTTCCATGAAACGGTGGAATATGATGTGCTGAACAAGACTCCTGGCAGGCTATTTATTGGAAAACAGTATCTGCAATGTTACATAATATCGTCCCAAAAGACAGAATGGGAAAATGATATAGAGCTGTTGGATAACAACATTGAGATCGTGATAGAATATCCGTTTTGGATTACTGAGCAAAAGTTTGAATTTAAGCCCAGTACAGGGGTACAGACGGGGGAATATCTTGACTTTGATTTTGATGTGCCGTTTGATCTGCTCGGCGATCAGAAGGGTGTTGGAAATATAAACTATGAGCACTATTCTTCCTGTAATTTTCTAATGACAATATATGGCCCGTGTACAACTCCACGGATAACAATAGGAAGCAATGTATATGAAGTTAAGACGAAACTGGATACCGGAGAATATCTGCAGATCGATTCCCGTGCCGGTACGGTTTATCGTACACGGACAAATGGATTAAAGGTGAATGAATTTGATAACCGCAGTACAGAATCTGGCTCCATATTTGAAAAGATCCAGCCAGGCTATAATCTTGTGTCATGGGACGGTAGCTTTGGGATTGACATTTTGATCTACAAAGAGAGGAGTGAGCCGGAATGGACAGGATGATCGTAATTAATTCTACAGGACGGGAAATAGGGTACCTGGATTACAGTATAAATGTGGATATGGACTTGGGGAATAGTAATGACTTTGAATTTGAAATGAAGCTGGCGTCCTGGGATAGAGAAAAAATGGACTACGGTTTTATTATTGTTCTGCCTGACACAGAATATGGCGGGATGGTCGGGGATATACAGACAGTTACTAAAAATGCAAAAGCAGTAATGACAGGAGACACATGGCGGGGAATGTTGGCGAAAAAGATTATTGAGCCGCCGTCTGGGCAGGACTACAAAACCGTATCCGGCGAATTAAATAGCGTAATAAACAGCTTGATAGGCAGCCAGTTCGGCAGCCTGTTTTTTGTTTCGTCGAAAAATACAGGTATTTCCGTACAGAATTATAAATTTGATAGGTATTGTACATTACTGGCCGGAATAGAAACTATGCTGACAAGCGTAGGGTACCGGTTAGATATACGTTATCGGAGGGGCGGAGCCGGTATCCCTGGATGGGTAGAATTGCAGGCAGTGTTAGTAGAAGATTTTTCTGGAAGTAAAGAATACAACCAGGATAACCGTATTAATTTTACAGCAAGAGATTACCGGCGTGGTATAAACCATTTGATCTGCGCCGGTACAGGGGAAGGCGCCGATCGGACTGTGATACATCTGTATGTCCAGAAAGATGGGACGATCGGCAGCAAAAAATATTATGCCGGGCTGGATGAGCAGGTGGCGTTATATTCCTACACATCGCAGTCTGACGTAGAAAAGCTGAAAGAAGACGGAACAAAGAGGCTGAAAGAGTTAATGAACTATAAGCAGTTCGATATGACCGTTGAAGATGTGGATCTGAATATAGGAGATATAGTATCCGGGCGTGATTACGTGACAGGTATTCTAGTGCAAAAGCCAGTTGTACGAAAGATATTAAAGCTAAAGAAAGGGAAGATTTCCATAGAATATAAATTAAGTTGAAAGGAGAGGATGAAAGATGGAGATCGTAACAGGATACGCAGGTAAGGCGCATATTACTGCGGAAGATTGGGCTGAACTGAACAGGGGGATCATGGGCGCAGATTCCGTTGTGCTGCAAACAGGGAGAGCATTTGAATCAGAACTGGTGTCCAACAATCTGCTAAAGATTTATGACGGATGTGGGCTGATGCAAGGACGGCAGTTTGTAATACCTGCCGGGAAAAGTGATGAGATCACGATTGATAACGGCACACAAGGGGAAAAACGGATTGATCTAGTGGTTGCACGGTATTCGAAAAATGAGGATACGAAGATAGAAGCCATAGACATCGTACTAATAAAAGGCACCCCTGCGGCGACGGCTCCGGCTGTCCCTGCGTACACAAACGGGGACATCCGGGCGGGAGATCTAACGGCGGATATGCCGCTGTACGAAATCGAATTGGACGGGATCAACGTCACAGAGGTGCGAAAGGTCTTTAAGATGTGCATGACAAATGCAGATTTGTCCGATTCAATCGGGCAATTGAGTGCGAACGCGATCGTAGAGGAAGGTAAAAATAGTAATGGGTACTATCGCAAATGGAACAACGGCACACTCGAAATGTGGGGCTCGCAATCGATTACACGTGCCACAGTAAACCAGAGCGCAGGCGGTGTATATCACAGCGATAATTATACTTTCTCGCTACCATATACATCCTTAACAAATGTAAGTGGTGTGTCACTTCATTTTAGATCAAACGCTGGCGTATGGGCTGCGCAAAGCACTGGCGGAGATTTGAAAAAAACATTAGGTTATTGGGTTTTTGGCGGAACTAATACAACCGTATCCGGTTCTCTTAATTTCCGATGCACTGGAACATGGAAATAATTATTTTGTAAAATAAAATTCGTGGATTCGGATTGTTGTACTAACAGGAATTGCTGCTAATGCTGTAACCGACCCATTTGAATTAACAGTGACTGGATAGTCTTTTGTACCGGTGGGCACGAATATGTTAAACGTAGTCCCCGGCCAATATCCTTTTGGGATATCAGCTATTTTATGTCCATTTTCGATTTGTTTTGTGACACCCGCATTAATCCAGATTTCTACTAGTTTCCCACTTTTTTTAATGAATTTCCCAAATGTTTGCTCACGATCTGGATACATTGTTAATTCGCCACTAGAAATAATGTCAAATTGTTCTATTTTATCTGACAAATCTGCATTTTTTAAATAAATTTAACGAAAGGATGATAAAATTATGAAAATTATATTCAATGACGCCACTGAACTACAGGTTCAGCAGGCCGTTTTACACGGAGATTATTTATTGTTCAAGACTGTTTCCGCCACGCCGGAAGAACTGCGAAAAATATTTGAAGATCCGGTAAAGACCAAGAAAATGACCGTAGAGGAAAGAGGACAGACGGTAGCAGTGTACGAAGGATACATGACATTTTACAGTACCACGGAGTACATCGGCCAGATCTATGGAGTTACGATGTACAAGCCGGGCGAAACGCCGGAAGAACGGCTGGAGGAAATAGAAACTGATGTGGAACAGACAAATGCAGATCTGCAAATGGCGATCGCAGAATTAACCATGTTAATCGCAACAATGCAAGGAGGTGTAGCCGGTGTTTAATGAAAACAGTGTAATTGTAAAAACATGGGTGCAATTAGTCCGGAACGGAACATATCCAAAAGAGAGCGTTCCAAACATTAGTAACCTGCAGGAAGTAGTATATAAAATTTTAGAAATGGAGGAAAATTAGTATGGTATTTACAAAGGACAGTATTTTAGTAAAAACATGGGTGAGTTTAGTGGTCGCAGGAACATTTACCCTGGAGCAGGTCCCGAAGCTGTTTAATTTAAAGAGCGTAGTATCGGAGATTGTAAGTACTCTTTTATAGGGGGATAAGCAGATATGGAGCAGCCTATTTCAAGAGCAGAACATGAAGAATTTAAAACAAGAATAGAAGAACATTTTAAACGAAATGATAGAAGAATAGGAGACTTGGAAGAAACAATAAGGCAGATTGCCGATCTAACTGCCAGTGTCCACAGTTTAGCGTTAAGCGTAGAGAACATTGCAAAATCTCAGACGCGCCAAGAAGAGAAGTTAGAAGAGCTTGAGGGCAGAGATGGCGAAAAATGGAGACAGGTAAGCGGATACATACTAACACTTATTCTTGGAGCAGTGGTGGCAATCGTTCTTACTAAGATTGGATTAGCATAGGAGGTAAAAAATATATGAAAAAAGAATATTGGGTAGAATGGAAAGAATGGGCGAAGGCAGCAGGAATGCGGGCAATTAAAACGCTGGCACAGACCGCCGTGGCCACTATAGGAACGGCAGTGGTGCTGGATGATGTGAACTGGATTATGGTGGCGTCTGCATCGGCTCTGGCTGGTGTGTTGTCTATATTAACTAGCATTGCAGGACTGCCGGAAGTCCCGAAGTGGGAAGAAGTAGAAAATGATTCAGAAGATATGTAAATATTGTATGGTATAAAAAATATTTTAGAACCACTAGAAAAAAGAACATTTATATTGTATAATTAGTGAACACAATAAGAGTATATTATTGTGAAGCCGTGTTAATAGAACTACTTGGAAGGGAAGGGTTTGTATGAGAACTACTATTAGCAAGAGTTTTTTAGACGGGTATGCAAGAGTGTTAAATTTAAGTGGTACAAAAGAATGGCCTAATCTTTCAGAAAATAAATTGAGAGATTACGAAGCACTGAGGAGCGATTGGGAAAATGTCGGAAAATCAATCAGAGAAGAAACAAGAAGTTTTAGAAGCGCCAGATGTTGAAGTGGAAGAGAAAGAAAAAGAACAAGTCCGACAAGTAGTAGCCGAAGTTATAAGAAGTGAATTCAGTGGACCGATTCCGCCGCCGAATATTATAAAAGGATATGAAGAAGTATTGCCCGGATCTGCCGACAGGATTCTTGCAATGGCGGAAAAACAATCAAATCATCGGCAAGAAATGGAAAAAAGGATTATAAAAACGGAATCAAGAGATAGTTTGCTTGGAATTCTATTTGCATTCATGTTGGGCTTTGGGTGTATTGTGGCTGCTGTAGTTATGGTTATACTTGTTCCTAAGAGCGCGGGGGTAATTTCAGGTGCGGTTTTAGGTGTTACAGGCATTGCTTCAATTATTGCTACTTTTATCAAGGGTACAAGAGGAAGCTACAGTAAAAGACAGGGAGAGAAAAAAGGACAAAATTCTGAAAATTCAATATAAGGCAAGAATGATTCAGAGGGCGAGTGATCGTCCTCTTATCCATAAAATTAATAAACACAATATATAGATGAAATGTAAATGAAATAGTTTGCATCTTGTAGTTGAAAAAAGAGGTATATTTTTGCTATAATAAAGAAAAAATAGCATTGTCATTTTAAAGAAGGGAGTGAGATTGTCATGGCAACGAAAAGTATCTTAAAGACAATCAATATAAAAGATAATAAAACTGCCCGCAATTTCATGGAAGCATTTGAGAAATCAAAAAATAGCCCTAAAAAAGACGTTAAATATACCAGAAAATGCACAGAAATTACGGGAGATAAAATCAAAGAGTTCTTTGATATGTAAAAAAATGCCAGAGTTTAAACAATTTAATTTGAGTAGCATGATAGAACAACTTGGGGAGGAGAGGACAAAACGAATACTCTCCTCTTTTGTATGTCCACTGAATGAAGATGTTCAGGAATTTTGTCAGAAGAAAGCGATAGAGTTTTCCAAAAGAGGTTTTGCCCAAACATATCTTGTATACTGGCAAGAAGGTAACGAAAAAGAATTTATAGGTTATTATACAATAGCGATGAAACATTTTACTGTCAGTAAGAAAGATTTGAGTAATAAAATATTTTCTCGAGTAAAACAGCATGGTACATATGATAATTCGACAGGAGCATATATTATATCAGCTCCGCTTATTGCTCAACTTGGGAAAAACTTTGATAAAGGGAATGATACATTAATTTCTGGAAGTGAAATTCTTCAAATGGCAATAGATAGAATACGTAATATTCAGAAGGAGATTGGCGGAAAATTTTTGTATTTGGAATGTGAAGAAAAAGATAAATTATTGCAATTTTATGAAAAGAATAATTTTGTATCGTTTGGTAAGAGGAAATTGGATAAGGATGAAACAAATTTGGAAGGAACGTGCTTAATACAATTATTGCAATATTGGGAAAATTAAGAGCCTAAAAAACGGGGCTCTTTTTTGTTGTGTTATTGCGACAGGAAGGAGAACACTATGTTATTAAAGGAGATAGCAGTACAGCTAATGGAACATTTATGCAGCCACAACTGGCATGGATATAGCCAGTATAGCCGATGGGGCGATGGAGAAGGAACATGCGACATTGCTATAAACGGAAAAGTTTACAAACTGGAACAGGGCGACAGGGATTGCAGTTCTGCGATCATTTCCGCATTTGAAGCCGCCGGAATCAGCTGCGGAGGTGCAACCTACACAGGAAATATGCGCTCCTGCATGACGGGAACAGGCAATTTTAAATGGCACCCTATGTCGGACGGATATATAGCACAGCGTGGGGATGTCTATTTGAATGAAGCGAACCACACAGCTATGTGCACGTCTGCTGTGCCGGACATGCTGGCGGAATTTAGCGTATCGGAGACGGGAGGAATTGACGGCGTTGAAGGTGATCAGACCGGATACGAGTCTTACATCCATTCCTACTACGATTATCCCTGGGACGGCATTTTAGAGTGTATCTGCACAGATACAGACGGAAAAAGCACTGCCGGAAATGATACAGGAACAACTTACACAGTACAGGCAGGAGATACGCTGTCAGGTATTGCACAACGTTTCAATACCACGTATCAGAAAATCGCCCAGATTAACGGAATAAGCAATCCAAACGTGATTTATCCAGGGCAGGTGCTCAAAGTATAAAATACCCCTGGGGTGATCCCAGGGGAAGAATATTGTATCATCCGATTAAATACTGTATAATAAACACATATAAATAAGGTAGAAATAGTTTGCACGTTGTTTCGAAAAGGTTGACCTTTTTGCAACAACATACAAAATGCTCGGAACCCAGTATTTACAAGGGTTCCGGCGTATAATAGTAATACACTTTCAATTCATCAGAATCACGATCATATACAATCTTTTCTATTACACTTTTCAAAATTTCATTTTTTGTCGTATTATTTATGACATCTGATGAGATGATCTCATAGACATTTCGCACGCGATCCAACATGATCGAATCATCATTTGATGGCGCATCGATAGTCTTTTCGACTTCCTCTAGCTGCTTTTTGATTTGTTCGATCTCGGCGGCTATGATCGATTTGCTTGCCTTATATTCCGCCAATGTATCAACACCGTTCCGATAAGCTTCTTTAATCCTATCCAGCTTCTCGTCTGATTTTTTTAGCTGCTCTTTTAGGATTGCAGACAGATCTGTACTTTCTTCCGCTTTTGGTTTGACATAGCGATATGCAATTCTGTGTGAATCGAGCACGTCTTTTACAGATTGCAAAACGGCTGGCTCTAATTTCAACGAACTGACAGAATTATTTAGCAGGCATTTTCCTTTTGAATAGCCATAGCATGTAAAATACACATAAGTACGTGCGCTGCCCTTAATTGTCTTTGCAATCATCGTTCTTCCGCAGGACGGGCATTTTACAAGACCAGACAGCCAATGTTTGTATGTGCTTGAAGGGCGGGATCCTTTTGATATATATTCTTTTTCATAGCGCGACATTGCCTTGTTGAATAGTTCTTCTGTTATGATGGCCGGATGGAGGCCTTTTGTGATAATCCATTCGTCTTTTGGGCGTATTTCGTTGGTTTCATTTACCGTACGGTTCCAACGGATCATTCCGCAATAAGTCGGGTTTTGAAGAATATATTCGACAGAACGACGTTCAAATGGTTTGCCGTGAGACGTCTTAAAACCGCATAAATTTAGATAGCGTGCTATATCAAAAATACCACAATGCTCATTCGCGTATTTGTCAAATATAATTTTTATGATCTCAGCCTCTTCCGGTACGATCACGGGAGGTTCTCCACGATCCACTATACGATAGCCTAACGGCGGGCGGGCTTGGTATCCTCCACGCTGTGCCTTTTCCTTCATTCCTCTTGTGACTTCGCCCGACAATCGGACAGAGTAGTATTCATCCATCCATTCAATAATACGCTCGATCAGAGAACCGAATGGACCGTCTACAAGAGGCTCTGAAACGCTGATAACATCAACGTTATGCTTTTTCTTTAAAAGAGACTTGTAGACAATACTTTCCTCCTGATTGCGGGCAAATCGGCTGAATTTCCATACAAGGATACTGTCAACAGGATGATCCTTTGATTTTGCCAGGGCGATCATCTTTTGGAACTCTGGACGCTTTTCGGCTTTTCGGCCAGAAACCCCGATTTCAAAAAATATGTTCAGTAAAATGATTCCGTTTTTATGGGCGAAATCTTTTAAAAGTTTAGACTGCGAATCGGGAGAAAGTTCCTCCTGCTTGTCTGTGCTAACGCGTACATAGCCATATCCATATTTAGTTTTCATTACATCACCTCGGTTGATTTTATTCAAAAATAGCATAAAAAATGTGTATAAAAATAACAGCGCACAAATGTTCTGGATTGTGCGGCTGCACCGAAGATGATACAATATTCTTGTGAGAGAACACCGCATAATCTACGGATTGTGCTAGAACTGCTCCGGTATTGGCGTACCGGGGCGGTTGACATTTAAAGTATATTTGCTATAATATACTTAACAAGACAGCCGACGAGTAGGTGCACGCTACCCGTTCCGGCAAATTAATTTAATAAGCTACAGAAATAGCCGTTCAATCTTTACCAGAGACGAGGACGGCTATTTCTTATTTTTCAAGTTTAGAATTGCTACAATTAAAAGACCAAAGGTCAATATAATCATAAATTCCTCATATGTACTCATAAGAATCATCCTTTCCGCAAGACTCGGAACGGATAGAGAGCCGCCTGCCGGCTGCCTGGGTAAATATATTATTTTGTTGTATTGCCCCGGACGGCGCCGGGGCGGTTATAACTATTTATAAGTAACAAGTGTGTGAAAACCTTCCATTTGTCCGGTTAGCCCTTGTCCTTGTATAGAATTGAATTTTACATCTAAGATTTCATATCCATCATCTTGCATAAGGCTTAAAATTCCATCAATTTGTCCTGTGTATTTCTCTTCACATTGAAATGACTGGTTTAACCATTTAGAAAAACTATTTATCATTACAACGTGAACCTTTCCATCTTTTGGAGCAAGGTGGTATTTTAAAGTTGAATACACGAAAACTCCTGCATTTTCATATGATTCACGCTTGGTTGTCTGCTTTTCGGCAAGTTTATTTTCTTTCTTTTGAAGTTTTTCTTCTTTCTTTGCAGTTTTGTCAATATCATTTCCAAATAATCCCATATTATTTCCTCTCTTCCTTTGTATTTATATAATCGCCGTAGCGGTTATACTTAAAATTTTCGTCTTAATTCCTCTACTTTTCCCAATATCTTGACTGGTTTGGTTAAAACGTCCTCATTGCTGAAATACATAGGTTCATAGGTGGGGTTATTCGGAACAAGTTCTATACCGTCTCTATACTTCCGCAAACGCTTGCAGGTGGCGTCATCTCCATTTATAGTAGCTATGACCGTATCGCCTGTTTCAGCGTCTTCCTGCTGGCGGACGATTACGGTATCGCCGTCATGAATGTCCGGTATCATGGAATCGCCTTTTATTTTAACCCCGAAGTAATTACCGCGCCTTGCCATCTCTTCTGTAATTTCTTCTGTGTCTATGATGTCCTCTATCATCTCGATAGGAACGCCTGCCGCAACGCGTCCGTAAACCTTGATGGGAACGCCTTTACGACGAGTAGTATTTATGGAACGTTCTTCTACTAAATCAGCCTTTGAAATACCGAAATAATTAGCCATAAGTTCAATTTTATCTATGCGCGGATAGGTTTTTGCATTTACCCAATCCGAGAAAGTAGGCATTTTTATACCCAATGTATTACATATATCTGTTTGTGAAAGAGAATTTTTTTTCCATATAATAACGAATATTTTTCGCCATAATTTCTTTGTTTCCGAGACTACCCATATATTTCACCTCCTGCTAGTGACTATAATTATACGGCAAAAACGAAAAAAAATCAATAAAAATAAAAAAAATTCGGAAAAACCGTTGACATTTCGGTTAAACCGAAGTATAATAAAATCATCAAATGAAGGAGGTAAAAGACATGAGCAAGAAAAAGCCGAAAAAAAGTAAGCAAGATAAACACCTCAAACTGATTATCCTGCTTACTGCAATCTTAAACTTAATCAATATAGTTCTTGAAATCATTCGGAACATACTTGATTAAGAAAGGGGGAGGGAAACCTCCCCATGTAAAAAGAATATATTTTTTCTTGTAGAATGTCAATATATAAACCTATTATCTTAGGCAGAAAGGGGTGAAAATTATGCTTGAGACAATTAGTATAATTCTTAATATTATAGCTATTATCGCTAATACCGCGGTGATTGTACTAATTTTAAAGAACTGGAAAAATAAAGATGAATAAATGTAATAGCTGTCCTATCGGCTTGACGGGGAGAAAGAAGAGGTGAAATAGGGGCTGTGAATATTCCTGAAAATATGAGAGTGTCTTTAAAACAGGCGCGGGAACTAAGAGGGTTAAAACAAGCAGAAGCGGCAGAAAAGATAGGTATAAGTACAGATACGTTGGGAAATTATGAACGCGGTAAAAGCTATCCAAATATTCCGGTGTTGCGAAAAATAGAAGAAGTCTATGGAATCCCATACGATAGACTTATTTTTTTGCCACTCGATTTCGGTTTAACCGAATAATTCAAAAATACAAAACATACTTGACGCACTTATCACAAAAAGAAAGGAAACCTATGTATATATTCAACAAAAAAACAGGGAAGCTCTTGAATCTTGACAAAGTAACAGAGGTACTTGTAGGCAGGGAGGGAAACAAACTAACCATAGCAAGAGAAAATGGAGCAATGGGAATATTTGCCGATTATAATACCGAGGCAGAAGCAAGAGAAGCAATTTCCATGTTGGTAGAATTTATGAATACTGGAAAAAGAGAAGTGTTCATTCTTCCAGATGAAGAAGAAATAAAAGTACGCATAAGGAATAAAAAAGAATCGTGGCACCATGCAACAGGAAAGAAGACCAAGGGGCATGGAGGTTCATAAACATTGAAAAATTCACGCGAACGTGAAAAGGAGGACACATGGAAATTGGGTATTGCTTGGATTGTAAAGAATTGAATTATGCAATGACAAATGCAAACGGCGTATTTGAACGGGCGAACATGTCAAACAATCATCAGGGACATAAGCAGTACATTTTTGAAGAACCGAAGAAATATTCGCCGCCGATCTGCAATGTATTGACAAAGTTGCAGGCAGGCGCGCCTATATCCGATAACGA